GTCATATCCCGTCAAGTCGCGTCATGACTGGTCTTGTCTTGTCCTGTTTCGTCATGGTTTCATAAATGGGATAATAAAAACTTGTCTTGTCCTGTTTAAGTCATGTCTTGTCTCATCCAGTCGAGTCCCGTCCTGTCTTGATTTCATAAATGGGATAATAAAAACTTGTCTTGTCCAGTCGGGTCCAGTCTAGTCCAGTCTAGTCGTGTCCTGTCAGGCCTTGATTTCATAAATAGGATAATAAAAACTTGTCCTGTCTTGTCCCGTCCCGTCGTGTCCCGTCTTGTCTCGTCAGGCCTTGATTTCATAAATGGGATAATAAAAACTTGTCTTGTCTTGACACGTCATATCTTATCTCGTCGTGTCCTGTCTTGTCCCATCGAGTCCAGTCCAGTCAAGTCAAGTCTTGTCGTGTTGCATCATGTCCCGCCAAGTCAAGTCTTGTCGTGTTGTATTAAATCTCGTTGGAAATTTCTTGCCAGTCGAACTTCTCAACATCGAACCTGCCGAAGTATCCACCGTTACGTGGACGGAACATGCCCACGCCAATAAACATGCCGGCCTGCTTTAAGTGATATTGAAAAACATCCTTTGTAATCGTTTCATCGAAAATGTTCCATACAACATCTCCCTCCCAATTATGGATGATGGGGAACGATTTCGGTACGCGAGTTGTGCCACCTTTGCGTCCATCGGAGGGCAAAAATAATCGATTTTCTTTGACTTCATCCTTTTTGATCGAAAGCACAAGCGGCTCGGTCACAAGCACTCCAGCTGTGAAATGCTTGGTATAAGTATTCCGGCCCTTACCTTTGATTTGAATACTTAGATACTTGGCACATTCATCCAAGCAGTTCTTGAACGCCATGGGCGGGATGAAAATAAATCCATCTTCGGTAACATGTGCCTTGTTTCGCCATGTACGATTTTCATAATCGTTGTGGCTTTCTTTCTCTTTTTTCGGCGTGTTGTGGTACCGTGATTGTGAATAAGGCGATACCGATTTGAGGTGTGTTGTGGTGGTCCACATAATACGTTCTCCATAAACTAGTTAAAAGGGTTGTTTTGTGATATCTCATTACAATTTGTGTAAAGTAAATATCATTTTACGATGGCAAAAACTCTTGCCAATGCTCCAAAATCCATGACCCACCAAAATCAAATGCGGTTACCAGAATAACTACAAGTGCTGCTATCAGGCAAAACATACCCGCAGGTTGGATATCTTGGTAGTCATCACTTTGTTTGACATCAATGATTTTCATTTCTATTCTCCTAAAAATTCATCAATTAATTTCTTAAAAGCTTTCATTGAACCACTTCCGGGATTACAAATCTCAATAGCTTCATCTTTAGTCGATGAAGCTATCGAGAAAGATAATTGCCCGGTTGTTAAAATTTCCAATTCAAATGCGTAACCGTCTTCTTGTATTTTTTGCGACTTCTTTTCATACTCGTCGGGCAGTTTTATATATGACTCCTGACGTTTTCCATTGGGCAGTAAAAATTGAGTAACTTTTACCATAGCAACTTGTTCTTTCGTTTATTGATGGTTCGCATTAGTAAATCAAAAACATCTATATCTCCTTGCACACACTTACCATCTAGTATGTCTGATATAATGTTTTGTTTTTGTTGTATTATCTTGCATAGCTTTTCCTCTATTGTATCTACAGCTACAAGATAATGTGCCCACACTGTATCCTTCTGACCTATTCTATGACACCGGTCTTCTGCTTGGATATGATCCGATGGCCGCCACGCCATTTCGGCAAATACTACATCCGATGCTGCTGTTAAATTAAGGCCAACTCCGGCTGCTTTTATGTTACCTATAAGAACACGCACTCGTTCATTGCTCTGAAAAGAAATTACTGCCTCATCCCTTTTTTTGCCACGCACGTTTCCATCAATGACTACTGATGAAGATTTGATGTTTTTTTTGAGTTCGGATATTATGTGCTTGTGGTTTGCAAACACGACCAACTTATTATTACCCGATTCTAGAAGCTCATTTATCCAATCACATACATACTTGAGTTTTAACTCAGCAGCTAACCTTAGCAAGTATCCAACTTTCACTAACGCCAAGGATTTCTCCGCACTCAAGACGGCTTCTGGATCCACTTCCTCTAGCCAATTAAGAAAATCCTCAGTAGCCCGTTTGTATTCCTGGTAGTTATCAAGTTTGAAGGGAACCACTGACCTCATCTTTTTGGGAAGCTCTTTAAGAACGTCTGCTTTTTTACGCCTCACCATAGAACTATTAAGCAACAACTCATTGAGTTCACTCACCTTGGTAGCACCTTTGAAATCCCATCCCCAACGCCCCTGTTTCCCATTACAATACCTAAGTCCAAAATTAAATTTACTGGCAAAGGTTATGGGCTTCAAAATGTTAAGAACGGAATACATTTCTATTGGCCGATTCATCATGGGAGTGCCGGATAAAGCCAAAATTTTATTCACCCCAAAAGATAATTTTTTTACGGCTTTTGTACGCTTGGTTTTTGTGTTGGATAAAAACTGGGACTCATCTAGTATTATAGCTCCCGGATTTTTTGATTTAAGCCATACCAACCAATAGATAAGTATATCGTAGTTTATAATTATTATTTTGGGATTGATGTTTACATCTGGAGGAATTTGTCCTTCTGCCACAAACGCTTTGATTCCCAATACTCGTTTAACCTCTCGTCTCCATTGATATTTAATAGAAGCTGGACAAACTACAAGAATAGGTAGGGCCCGGTTAAGGTTCTTCTGCAAGTACCATAAGGACATCAAAGTTTTTCCGAGTCCCATGTCTGCACTTAACAAAGCCCTACCCTTGAACCGTTCGAGTTCTGTAATAATTTCCTTTTGGAACCCATACGGCTTCAACTTCATTTTATATCCCCAAAGGCAAGTGGTTTTTCATCTGTAGTCATGAAACCGGGAACATCATGAAACTTGTCAAATTCTTCAAGTCCCTTTTTGTCCTCCTTTGCTTCCTCCCTAGTATTATATGGACCTACATGGCCATGTTCTTCACTCACTAACCACCAATTTTCGCCCAATTTTACTATTCGATACATAACGCGCTCCTTAGCTCAGAGAAAGTGTCAAGTATTCGGCTAACTGCCCAACCAGCTTCCCGTAATTGGCATACCAATCCACTTTTCATACAACTAACTGTTTCTTCTGATAACTCCATTTGCACCAGATCAAATGGATTATCCAGAAGAACCCCTACTACTATTTTGGCATCTTCCGATAACTCAAAAAGAAACATTGATAAATTGAACGATTTGTTGTCCGCAAAAATGGTGAAGTCAACATCCAATCCCGTCTTTACTGTCTGTCGCTCAATTTTACCGCTCGGGATCGCCCTTTGCATACTTCCCAAGACTTTCCAGTACACCCAAGTGCTAAATGACGTGCCTTTGTCGGGTTTATAGGAAGCATAAGCTTCTGCAAACCCTTCGTTAGCGGCTGAGAAGTATTCTTCCCAATCACCACCATACTTTTTCGTGATTTTCCATGCCATTTTGCGTAGCATGTTTTCCACATCAGAATACGTGGAATTTACAGAATCAACAACCAGTTCCATTAGAACCTCCTGTAATGAAAAAACTTTTGTTGGATACCCCAGTACTCTTATGAATAAGAGCATAACAGGATTATAAGGCAAAATACTATCGGCATCAAGCCTTTGGGTCAACAGTATTTTGATAACTCTTACTCCTCAAAATTGAAAGCTCTTCTGGGACATACTTCCAATAAAGTTTTTAGTTGCGTGGCGATCTCATCCATTTTGCCACTGACTTCCTTTCGTAAGCCCATATTGTCTTTCAGTTCCATCTTGGTCTTGCCCTTCATAATTGAACGGGCCTTCTCAGCCAATCCTGCAAGCTCATCATCATCAAGGATATTACGTTTTGGCAGCAACTCAACCCATTCGTTGAACGCCGCCAACGTACTACTTCGCACGCCACACCTCCTGCCATCCTTTTTCTCGCTTAGCATGCCTTGCAATTTACTCACCAATTCAAGTAAGCCTTCCCGCAATGCAAAACGAATGTCATCCATGGCGTCTTGAATTTCCTTGTTCTGGTCAACCCCTTTCACTGTATTGAATTTAACAAACATCCGAGAGACCCAAAATTTGGATCGCATAACTTTAGACGACGGGTAGTTTGCCTCATTGAATTGGGATTGT